GATGTGGTGGTTTCTTTTACGCGATCAGCAACGACCAAAGCCATGATTATGCAATCCTGATGATGGCGTTAGAGGCATCCGGCGTGGGGAAAACAATGGTAAAGTCACCGGCACTGGACGACTTGTCAGAACCAAAGTCCAACACTAGGACGGTGTCTGTAGTGCCAGAGCCGCCGCTAGTTGTCGTGTTGTATATAAGTGCCCCACGCGCCGTCAGTGTTGACGATCCGAATGTGAGATCGGCAAAGTCGGTTAGAGCTGTGGTTCCAGACAGAGTTGGGGTCACATTGGTAAGTGTCCCGCCGCCTGCCGAGTAGCCTGTACCGCTAATCTCATTGCTGGTTGTGTACGCCGTGGTCGCCGCATTAAAGCTGGCCGAGTTGGTATACATCGCCAGCTTGAAGGTGTGACCACTGCTGTTTGTAAAATTGTGAGCGCCAACAAGCAGTTCCTGCTTAAACGACGAACACATGAAGTTTCCGCTAAAAGCCATATCACATTCTCCTGATAAGTTCGGCTAAGTCTTTTTGCCCTGCATCTAAAAGGGCGTTATACACTGTAGTTCGGTCGCTGTTTGCGGCCTCTTTCATGTAGAAAACAAGAACCGCTCTGATGTGATCCTTGAATGCCTGCGCTTGTGCCTGTACCTCTGGCAGCGCAGTATCGGCTACCGAGACGATCTTATCTAAGCATCTCTCAGCAATCTCTTCCGGGGTAAATCCCCTGTTCTGTGTGGTGTGTACATTAACGCTACCCACCTCAAAACCACCGCTAACACCAATCATGCTCTAGCTTTCCTTACCTCACCTGATCTGTAGCTGTCTGTTGTGCTGTAGCCTTCACCCAACTGCTCCAGATTAGCCAGCGCCTCCATGTACCTTTGGCTGTACATCTGCATCAGGTCAGGGTCGCCCTTCAAAAAAGTGTACGCCTCGACAAGACAGCCATACAGAAGCGTGGACTCTGCGTTAGTGCCGAGCCAGCTTGTGCCGTCTCCAGATGCGGTAATTGAGGTGGGTTTGTGGAAGTAGTGCAGTTCTGCGTCATAGGCAGAATCAGGGGTGGGGCCGAGAATAAACGCGGTGCGGCTAAAGATGCCGTAGTACTTGGGCGCTCCCTGTGTCGCTGTTAGCGGGTACGCCTGACGTATAAAGTTTACGTCCTTGAATATCAGGTACTCAAAGCCAGAATTGTCGATGGCTAACGAGTAGGGTGTCAAAAAATCTGTAGGCATGATGAGGTACTGGTTACCGCTTGCCACAGACCCAGAAACATTTTTACGAAAATCAGGTAGTTGCACGGCCTTGAGAATCTTGTCCTCTGCCTGCGTAATTATCGTTGTCAAATTATTGACAAATGTAGTCTCGTTTGACTCTGTATAGTCCTGAATGGCCTGCTTCAGAGTCGTAAGGGTAAACGCCATCAGGATGTCTCCACTGTTACGCGCCCAA